GCTTTCAGCTTTGCAAGCATAGCGTCGGCGTTTGCCTTCTTGCTGAACGCACCCACCTGTACTTTGTAATAGCCACCCGTATTCACGACGTAGGTATCGAAACCAGCCGCCTTCAATTTCTTTTCCAGCGCCTGTGCGTTCGATTTCTGCTTGAAAGCGCCTGTCTGCACCTTGTAAAGCGTACCCGCTCCGGAAGAAGGCGTTTCCGGCTCCGCTGTGGAAGTCCCCAGCCTTTTGTTTACCTCCGCCGCGATTTCCGCTTGCCTTTCGTACAGGTAAGTGCCTGGGCAAGATTTGTTCGCGTAATCTCTGTGAACTGTCATATTGCACCCGTTCAAATGATTTACGCGGGTATTCTTGTTTGTACTCCAAACAAGTTTCTTGATCCCGTTACGGCGGCAAATATCCGTTACAAGGTCAAGAAGGGCGGCGTATGCTTTATCGTTTACCGCGTAAGGCTCGGTGGCATCGCTTGCAACCTCGATCGTAATTGCGCGGTTATCGTTTGCGGCGTTTGAACTGCACCACGAACGATCCTTTTCTTCGCAATACATACCCTTTCGCCCGTCGTATCCGATCCCGTAATTGCTGGACGCTTGACGCGAAGAGGGCGCGAAGATAGCGCCCAGCGTTTCAACGGAACATTGCCCGACGACGCAATGAATTGTAATTTTGTTCTTTCGCGGGCTTGTCCTGTTCGGCGAAATTTTCGTATAATCTACCAGTGCGCTGTTACTCATCTTCATCATCTCCTTTCCCGTCGCCCGCGCAAAATCCCGCCACGGTGTCAAGGTCTACAACGTCGCCTTCTTCGTCGTAGATCAGCCCTGTTTCTTCATCGTAGTTAAGCCCGCCGACGTAGGGCAGATCGTCGTCAATCTCTTTGTTGTAATAGCGCATATTCAACACGGGCTTTTCCTGTTTGTTTTTCATTTCGATACCTCCTAAAATTAAGAACGGGAACGGCTCATTCGTGAACCGCTCCCGTTCTGTTTTACTTGCTGATTTGCTGTTCGATATGGTCAATTCGTTTGTGTGCCTGTTTCGCCGACGCTTCAACGGAAACAAGCCTTCCGACGAAATCCGTATTCGTCTTTCGCTGTTCGCGCTGTTCTGCTTTCACGTCGTCGATACCGCCTTTGATGTACCCCAGCTCCGTTAAGATCGTCGCGTCGCTTTTCGCTTCCTTCGTTTTGTCGCTGTCCCTGTTGCGAACGAAAGCGATATACCCGAACACGATTGCACAAATGGAACTGATAACGGAAACGGCGGACAAAATCCCTTCTGTCATTTTCAGCCCTCCCCGTTCACTTCTTCCCATTGCCACAAAGAAGGCGTATCGGGCGGATATACGCAATTCGGCATATCGGCTTTTGCAAGGTAGATTTTCCCCTTGTAACTGTAATACTTCCCGTTTTCGACGTTCACGACAATTCCCGCCGTTTCCGGATAGGGGATCGGATCGTCAATCGTCCCCGTGTGCGTAAGCTCGATAAGGCGGTAATATGCGAAAGTCGTTTCGACGGGATAGGCAACGCCGTTCGACGTATGCGCCGCGATAACCTCGTAATAACGCCCGTTGTATTTGAGGATTTCCCCAACGGTGTTATAGGTGTGCGCGTCCTCCCACTCTGGATAGTCGATCACTTCCGCCGATTGCAGGATCATTTCATCGGAAATCGCGTCCGTTCCCGCCGCGCGATCCTGCACGATTTGCGCTTTGATGGATATTGCAAGAAGGGCGGCGGTACTTTCACCCGCCGCCTTTACTTCTTGAATTTCCTTCTTCATTTCGGTATTTCCGCCGCCAGCCTTGTTATGTTTTACACTCATTCAAAATTACCTCCGATCCCCGATACCCAGCACGCCGTCAGCGCGTCGCCGCGTGTTACGGTAACGCGGACATTCAAGCCGAATTGCGTTGCTGTGTTTACGGTGTTTTCAAAGACGTGCGCCAGCCCCGAAATTACCGCGTTCGTGCAATCCTCCCATACGGGCTGAACGTCGTAAGGATTGTTGCACGCCTCCACCTTGAAAGTACCACCAGCCGGAATATCCCTGTTCACATTGATATTGCACCGCGTCGGCTGGCTCTGCGCTTCCAGCGGCTCCGAAAGGGTAATTACAAAGCTGTTGATCGCCTTCGTAAACGTAAGCGTCCGCGTTGCACTATTTCCGGCGCTGTCGGTCGCGACAATCTCGATCGTGTGCTGGGCGTTCGTCAGCCCTGTAAAAGTGTTCCCGCCTACGGAAAGGGTAAGCGTTTCGCCCAGCGTTACGTTGTTCCGCGTGTTGATCGTGCTTCCGTCGATTTTCTCTACGACGTTTACAACGTCGTTATCGGGATCGGTAACGCTGTATTCGTAGGTGAAATCTTCGCGCTTCACGCCAAGATCGGCATTCTGCCCGCTGATAACGGGCGGCTGATTGTGAATTACCGCGATTGCGCCGCTGGTCGTGTACGCGGAAGAATTGCCCGCCGTGTCAACCGCCTTCACGCGGTATTGAAGTGTGTTCCACGAAGTCGATACCATTTCCGAAAACGTGCGGGCGGCGGAACTCTGAACCTGTGTCCACGCGCCGCTGTTTGCGCTCCGCTCGAAAACGTAGGTCAGCGCGTCGCCGTCCGGATCGGTGGCTTCCGCGCAAGAAATATTGATATTCTGCCCGCTGTATGCCGTATCCGGCGCGGTAATGCTGGGCGGCGCGGAAGGCGCGGCATTGTAGATGATTTCATAGTTTCCGCTTGCGTTCGGGCTGTCAGATACCAAGATTGAAGATTGCAGATTGCAAAGCGGGCGAACGCCGCTGTACCCGTAGGACGCGCTGATGTCGAGCAGCGCACCGACGGAATTGACGTAGCGGACGCCGTAGGCGTTCGACGAAGCAGGCGTGCGAAGCCACCAATACCATCCCTTTGAAGTCGTGAAGTTACTGTTCTTGTATTCCGAACTGTTTACGCATTCTGCCGTAGGATAGGCGACGCGGGAAGCGTCGTTGCTGAACAGGGCAAGGCGCACGCCTTCGGCGATCCCGTTTTCGTTCGCAAGCCCCACTTCTGTGGTAGACGCAAGAAACATTTTCGCCGTGAAGGTTTCGTAACTGCCGCCGTCCGTCGAAGATTTTACGACGGTAAGCGTTGTGTCGAGAAGCTC